GTCGCGGGGTGTTCTGTAACCCTCCCCGTATGCGTATGCATCTCCAGGCGCAAGAATACGCAATGATTCAACCTTGGCCCCGTTAAAGTCTTTGACTGAGTCATGGTGGCAGTGGCCCGTATAAATATACCGATGCTTTGTTTCCCCCCACGAGACAGGCTGGTCTGTCGCCATCAACAAGGGTAGGTCCGCCATTTTTACTTTGTCGCCGTGGTGAGCACCTATTAATGTCTGCCCGAATTGATGGTAATGAAATAACTTTGGTGAGCGGTCCACTTCGACACGCGGGTTTTCTTCATAAAGGCAATGCATAGCTTCCCGTAGAAAGACCATAGAGGACGCATCATGGTTTCCGGCCACAACTATTACCCTCACCTTGTCGTGCTTCTCACAAGCCCTTGAAACGGCGTGACGGGTTGCTCTCATTGCAGCCCTGACTATTCGAGGGTAACGCGTGTCTGCATCAAGGATGTTTTTAGATTTTTCGGTGACCGGAACGTATGAATCATAGTGCAGGAAATCACCCAATAAGATGATTAACGCCTCGCCTGATTTTGGTGCTGCATCGACGAGATAGTCCATAGCGCCATGCAATAAATGCTCGGCTTTCCCAGTGTCATAATTGTCAGTCGTTTCTTCATCCCATGCGAGCATGCCAATATGATGATCTCCGACCGGATAAATTGACAGCATGTCGGTATCTGCCTGTTTAGGCCGTTGTATTGCAGGTAATGGCTTTATATCGTCGCATAGGGCTTCAATTGCCTCATGCATTGCAATTTCAAGTTCTTCTTTGTCGCGCTCAGTCTTTTCCCAGACAAGTTTTGCCTCGCCCGTCTGTGCATCTCTTAATGTGCTTGTCGCTTTGACAAGAAAGCCCGCCGGAACAGGGTGTTGCCACCCGTGGGCTGGAGAATATCCATGACTTGCGGCTTTCTTTTTGACCGCGAGTATCGCTGTTGTAATGTTGGATTTTGCAAGCCCGAGAGATTCAGCAGCCTTTAGGTGAGTTCCGTGTTCTGCTAACGCCTCATGTTTAAGCCACTGCAATTCAGTCGAGTATTCACGCAAGTTCGGGTCTAGTTTGAACGTCATGCTGTTTTCCCTATGTCTGTTTTTGATTAGGCGGATAAACCGGATAGCCTTTCCGTAATTTTTTCATATGCTGATTTGGAATTAATGTCGTGTGTTGAACGCAATAGTCAGCATCAAGCCATACAACTAGATTTTGGGGAAACTCTTCAACCCTATACACTACAATATATTCTGCGTTTAAGTTTGATATTGGCGGTGTTGCATTATAAGCAGAAATAAATACTTCAGTTTCATTAGCATCAAGTGGGCGTTCTTCGACTGTCGGGTTTTTTTTGAGTAAATCGTCGCGCCAATTTATAAATTCGTTCTTTACGTCACCGCAAATTGAAACATTAGGTTGATTCTCGGTATTTGTGGCACACGCCGAGACTATTAACATTGCGAATAGATAAATAAAGATACGCATTAAATTACCTTCCTGTCATGGCGCAGTTCGAGGCAAATTTCAACTGCGCGGATTTCTCCATAGTTTAGTTGCCCAATATCTTACTATAAAGAATCACCGTTGCATAGGACTATGGAAGTTTTCCGACTGTTATTTGCCAAATGTAACCAACAAGTCCGACAACTAGGGCTCCCAAAAACCACGCGCCTTTGCGAACGTATGATGCATTTATCTGAGCTTCTTTCTCATTGTGCGTCGCTGTCTCGTTACGCATCGCTAAAATTTGGGCGTTAGTATCTTTGATAGCTGTTAAAATTTCGGCATTACGGCCTTTCTGGTTATCAACAAACCCCTCCAACTTTTGCTGTCGAACTGCCTGATCAAGCTTTAGCTCTTCGATAGCTGCCCATATCTTACCGTCGATTACGTGACGGTCAGTTTTTAAAGAATCGCTCATTGGTTGTTCCTATTAAGATATTCAGAATTTAGAATGTGACAAACACTGCGCCACGGTTTGCGTTTGACCCTGAGTAATCACCGCTTGGTGAAATGTTCGATCCAGTGGTGTCAGCTTGTGCCGCAGAATGGCTCCCTTCGCTACCGATTGTGTTGTCGTCTAACTCAGTGATGTTAGTCCATGATGTCGTGCTAGATGCATCGCGAGAGAAGTTGTATGCCATGCAGAACGAGCCATTCAGCCCTCCTAGTAAATTGCAATAAGGCCAACAACATCGTGTAGCCTCACTTCTTTGGTATTAAGAGTGGTGATTTCATAAGTAAGACTTGAACCCGTTTGCCCAGACACATCAGCTTCAACCCGGTATAGATACTCACCTGTTGAGCCTAGCTGACCTATTAATGTCCACGATCCAGTAGCATCTGTCGTGCCACCATCGACACTCATTGTCATGATAATGTCGGTACCAACTGTTACCGCGTCAACTGGGTCAATAATAACGTAAGCAAGAATGTCAGTGGGATCGGCTGTTGTCAGCGTAACGGCTGTCGGGGCTATAACAGCATTCCCAACTGAAGCTGTGTTCTCCACAGTCATCTTCCACGAATTTCCGGAGTTATTGGCAGCTCCATCATCAGTAAGACCTGCAATAGTATCCGCATCCCCAGACCCAAAAGCAGGTTGAGATGAAGTTATCCTGTCAAAATACACATACCCGTTAGAGCTTTCGTCAACTAGGACCAACCAGTATAATGTCCCGCTAGACAAAGAAGGTGGGGAAGAAAACGAAAATATTTCATGTGTATTTGTGTTGGTCATGTTTCTGGTCTCGCTGTCAGACCCAACCTGCGTTCCCGGTGATCCTGAGCTATCTGTCCAAAGTTCAAAATGAAAGTCTGCTGCTTGTAGGCTAGTGTTCTGAGAGTCGGTATAGATACCTGCCTTGGTCAGTGTGCCTGTCTGAGATGCTGTAAACTGTAGCCCACCATACTTTCTACTAGCTATCCCGTCACCGAGAATACTGGCAGCGCTGGCAGTGACTCCATCAAGACCATCTTCAACGGCACTTGCCTCTGTGGTATAGTAATCGCCAGTCGCGTTATAATTTGCGTTCGTCTTAGTCGCTAGGCTGTCGCTTTCAAAATCATCGGACAACCAAAATAAGCCGACCGCCCCTGTGATAGATGTAGCGTCGTTCTGCATGCCATAGGCTAACGCGGAGGCTGCCATATCAAGAGCTGTTCGGTCTGAGGAAGAAACCGATACAAGAGCAGCAGCTACCCCAGAAGACGTAACAGCTCGTGAAGTGTCTGTACCTGTAACAACTTCTGCATCCGTGGCCAGTTCTATGACACCCTCAGTTGTTGTTGTTGCTGTTGTGTACGTTGTCGCAGCGGCTGCAGACAATCTGGACGCTTGGAAAGCAGTACCGTCATAAACGAACATATAAAACTTACCAGAAACCAACTCGCCAGCCGCGACTGCACTGCCGCTAATTTGGACGGCCTTAGTCCCAAGCGAGTCAATATTAAGTGTTGCTGCGCCGGTATTTGTACCGCCTAATTTCGCAACAAATAATTGGTTCGAAGCATAGGCCGTGATTGTCATGCCGGATGTCAAAGTTATAGTGTCTGTGCCTGACGTGGTTTTAGCCCCGCCGAAAAAGTCACGCCATGCCGCAACGTCTGCCATCTCTTGACGTGCTGAGTTGTTGACTTGGCTCGGGGCCATGCCTTCAGCCCAGTCGATATTACCTACTGAGGCGTTTGATGCAGGGGTTGTTGACCAATCGTAAAAGGTTGCCATATTATTTATTCCTATTTAAAAGGCCGTATGCAGGGAAACGGTCCTCGTCTGTTACCCGCCCGGATTGGAACCCACTAAGTCCTAGCGCGCGGCCTTTAGCGGGACCGATTGACTTCGCAACGTCGCCCGCTGCTTTTGTCCCTTTGCCTCCGTAATAAGCGGCTTCCCCCATCAATCGGGGGGATTGGAAAGGGAGTGTCATCAACGGCAACGGGTTTTGTGTGTACGCAGCAGCGCTAATATTCGCCATAGGCATCATAGACCCTGCAATCCCTCTCGGAGCTACTGAAGATAATTGTTGACCAGCGAGGGCAGGTAATAGTGTGTCGGCCCCTGCGCCTTCAAGTTTATCCCCAAGCTCGGCCCGCCGTCCGTAATTAGTGTTCGCATTGTTTCTAAATATACTTTGCAGCTTGCGGACAGACGAATCAATATTCCCTCTCTTTCCACTGGGGATAGACATGGTTTTCTCAATATCTGAGATTTCAGACGCGGCGGTTTTATATTCAGACATTGCCTTTGCATACTCAGGCGCGGCCTTTTCAATAGATGATGTTATCTTTCCGTAAACATTCATCGAAGCCATTTTAGAAGATTTATCATCCATTGGAATCTTATTGATAACTGAGTTAAATATTTCCTGTTTCATTTCATCCGCAGCTATAACAGGCATTGAGTCTCCAAAAATGTTTTTGTATTCACCTACGATGTCTGACATTTCTTTTAGTTTAACATTAGCCCCACTTATATCTCTTCCAGTGCTCCCTGTAAATTCTCTAACAGAGTCGCCAAGAGCTTTTTCTATTTCAGTTAGACTCACACTCTCAACAGAATCGTTAACAGATTGCATGTTCTTTACATATGCCCTGTTCTTTTGCTTTTTTAAATTTAAGAGTGCATCTTGTGCTTCCTTGACGATATCTTCAATAGGCGCTGTCTGACGCATCCCGCTAAGGAACGCTTCGGCCCTTCTGCCACCTGTTGCCCCTGCAGATGCGGCCTGATTAATGCTCTCAGCCCCAGCCCTGGTTGAAACGTCACCAATTAAGGATGAAACAGCTTTCCCTGCGTACGGCATTGCTTTGCCCGCAACTTTTGCAGCAGCGGCGAGCGGATCGATCGCGTTACCAATCTTCCCAGAAACTCGGGCCATTTTACCTGTAATCCCAGGCGCTCTTACAGCTAACCCGCCCCCTAAACTTAGTACAGACGCTGCGTCAGCAAGAAACCCTGCCGGGTCTGTCGCGATAGTATTTTTTATCTCTTTAAACCCCCCGTAACGATTAGCAAAGTATTTCCCGACTGAACTTGCAATCTGTTCATTCCCTTGATCCCCCGGACGAACTAAGTTAACGATGCTACTTCCAAGTTCGTATGCGTTTTTTGCGGTCTCAATAGGTGATAAAAATGGGGCAATCGTATCTTTTCCAAGCTGCAATGCGCTTTCGGGGAATGTTTCGCCAGCAGACGACATAACTTCAGAGAAGCCTAAGTCCCTTATTTGTTGCCCGTCATCTTTAATTACTGGCTCTGTGTCTTTTAGTTCGCGAACGCCCATATGCATCACTCCAAAACAAGTCTGCGCCCGTCTGGGGCTTGGTATACAACATTTCCGTTTTTAGTCCGTCCAATAGCTTTCGAACCGTTAGGTATCCCCTTCGGCATTAAACTATCGCTGTCTCTCGCAGCTAAAGACATTCTTTCCGGCCCAATCCCATCTCCATGGATAATATCCATGTACACATTGTTTAGTCTCCGTAAATTACGAACGAATTGCTCCTTACTTTGAGACTGTTCAAGGTTGCCGAGAACACTCTCTAAACGTTGTATTTCTTGCGTACTTACCTGCCCAAGTGCTCCACCAGTCGGGCTTTCATCGCGCATCCTTTGCAGCCTATCAAAGCCTATATTTGACTTGATAGTTTTCAGCGTAGCCCCAAGGTCTGCTGCATCAGTGCCTGGGATATTAGCTAAAAACGACCCCACCAAACCAGTCGACGGTAATGTTGAATCCTCTACTGCGTTTAATGCTGTGCCTATATCTTCCAATACAAGGTCCGCTGTCCGTTGTTTTGTAATTTTAGCAGCGGCGGCTTTGGCTTCGGCACCCTCTGCCTCTGCCTCCGTTGGTCCGCCTGGGATTTGGACAAGACGCACACCTGCAGGGCTGGCTTCGTCGTCAACATAAGCAAACCCAGAAGGGGCGCTGCCAAATCGCCCGTCGCTGCCAACTTGCACTTTTGTCCCGCCGCGAGTCTCTTTGCTCCAATCGTAAAAGTTTCCTTCGTACCCTTGAGACTTTGCATATTCAAACTCTTGAATTTTAGATGGCTTTGAAGCATCTTTTTTTGGAGACCCGTGTTTCGTCGGATCAAATTCTTTTGGGCGAATCATAACATTATTGCCTGAAGCAATATCTAAGACTTCAATCGGGTTGCCTTGTTTCGCGGCCTTTGGTGCGCCTTGGTAATTGATTATCTCCCCCGTGAGAGAGTTTTTTTGAGCAGAGCCGCCTTGACCTAATGGGTTTTGAACGGTGCTAAATGTCGCCGTCGGCTTTGCGAACTTCTGTTCCATCATCATTTTCATACCCGCTTCTGGGTTTGACTTTAGAAACGCCAACTTGAGAGGGTCGCCACCAGCTAATTGCTCGAACATAGCTTCTTGCTCAACTCTCTTTTTGTTCTGTGCCATGCCGCCAGCCATGCCCGCAAGTCCACTCATAGCTTGACCGAAGCCGCCGCCGTTCTGTGGTGCTTGCAACATGCCTTGTCCTGCGCCCATTAAAGCGCTTGAGATTGTCTGCATACGGCCAGGCTCGTCAAAGTAGTCTAATAGGCCGCCGCCCTGTTGTGGCGAAGGTTGCCCCGGATTCGCGTAAGATCCAGCTTTGTATTTGGCTGGATTGCTTGAAGAGAATATATCATCGATAATGCCCATGTCTAAATACTCCTATGAAGCCAATGACGCTAATGCGCCAGCACCAAGCAAACCGCTGCCAATAGTTGAGCCGAGGCGACTCCCACCACCACCGCTTGAAGTCTGAGTGCCAATAGACGTGCCTCCCATGTTGCCTTGAACCGCGTTGTTAAACATCGCAAGGCGTTGGAAAGGTTCCGTCTGCTCAAAGTTGAATCGTTCGATCGCATCATTAATACCTTGTTGATTAAGAGCCTCACGAGCCTGGCCAACCTCACCAAGCGCCGCGAAGTCATGGTAATCTGTTTCCGCAAGCTGTGGTGCCATCTGCATAGCGTTCATTTGGTTTTTGCGTTCGTCTGAATAGTTCTGATATCCAAGCGCGCCGATTGAATCACCCAATCCCTGACCTAACGCGCGAGATGCAAGACCTGAGTTTGTGCGCCCTGATTGTGCGAATTGACCTTGGACTTGTGGCATGACCTGCTCTGTAACGCGGTCGGCCATTTGGCTAAAATAGGGGTTGCCCGCGTCAAGAAATTGTCCACTATTGGTTGCGACGTTCTGAGCTTGCGCCATTTGGTTAACTGGTGAGCCTTGATAGCCCCGTGCAGCTTGGCCTTGAAGTGCCGCTTCTGTCTCACCAGCAAATGGCGCGTAAGTTTGTCCGGGGAAATACTGCATACGCTGTGCAGCGTTTGAGAAGTCGCCCGCTTGCAAAGCCGCGTCTTGCTGGCCTTGAGGCAGGATGTCCGTAGGTACGCCAGTCAGCCCCGCCTGTAGACCGAATATGGTCTGTAACGAGCCTTTCTGTTCATCCCAAGGTTCCGTCTTGGTTGTCTGTGTGTCAGGCATTTCTGGTTGTCCACCGCCACCGCCCATGATTATAACTCCTTACGTGCTAGGGTCCAGCTTGCGGACCAATCTTTTAGAACTCTCAACCAACCCTTGCGGAAATATCCTTCAAGGTGAGAGCAACCGTTTTCTTTTGCCCATGCCCCGATATAGTCTTGGAACATTATCCAATCTTTGTAACCACTGCCCGCTAAGTATAATACTGCACAAACTTTAAGCCTTGGGTAGGTTACAATCTGCGTCGTGCAAACGGCCCTTATTTTTTCTTCGTCGAAGGCTATCCACAATTGAATTTTGCCCTTTGAAATATACTCATATAGGTCAACTGTTAAAAACTCTTTGCCCCTGTCCGTCGCTCGTTTTAGTATTGGCTCCGCTTCCGACCAGTAAAGGTCTATTTCGTCAGACGGGATTCCTGTAATCTTAACCAAAAGCAGTCAACAGGCCAACGCCCGCCAAAGCTGCCCAACCTAATGGACCCATCCCAAGAAATGCTGGGGCAGAAGCAGCTAGGCCCGCGCCTTGGGCAGCTCCGCCTACAAGGGCGCTTGCTGGCAATGCTGTCGCGCCTGTTAAACTTCCCGCTGCCATCATGGGCGCACTAGACGCAGCTATCCCAGCGGGACCGCCAAGTGCTGTTGCCGCCCCGCCAAACATGTTAGACGCTGCTGCTGGGCCACCGAGTTGCGTAGCAGACAGCCCCGCGAAATCACCAGCAGAGCCGCCAAGCGCTGATATAGCCCCAGGGCCACTGCCTTGGAATGCGCCACCTTGCAGCGCGGATGCAGGCATTGCCATCTTAGGGGCAGCAGCGCCAACAGACCCGCCGCCTTGAAACGCGCCCCCACGCAATGCCGATTCAGACATAGCTTGTTTAGGCGCGAATGAGTTAATGCCGTTTTGCACAAATCCTTTTAAAGGGTCCAGTGCGCCCGCTTCGTTAAGCATACTAAGGCCAGCCATGCCGTTTGCGGCGCTGTTATCTTGCTGGGCCGGTGCGCGTTGCATTGGTGTAGACATGCCGGGGCTTGCCGCAAAGTTATTCGAACCCATAGTGATGCCGCCTGTATTTGGCGCTCGTCCTTGTAATGGGCCTACTTGTCTGATTGGCAAAGGCATATAAAATTCCTATCTACGTTATACTACACAAAAAGTTTGGACAATTAAAGCCTTTTCTACGGGCCTTGATTATCTGGAAGCTGGCTAACGCGTTGCATTTCATTAAATCGTCTTTGCCAAAGCTCCTGCTCTGTCGGGCCTACGTATTCATCTGCAACGGCCACCGCTGGTTCTGGAGCTTGTGCAAGTGCCGCTTGAATGTCTTGTTGACGTTGGGCAAGCAATGCGTTGGCTTCTGCCATGGGGTCCGTCTGTGGCCCTTGCTGTTGAAGAGATGCAAAATAGTCTTGCAACCCGCCACCTTGAGGACTCGCACCAAATTGCATTGCAGGTTGTGGGGTTAGGTCAAACAACCCGCCCGCTTGCTGTTGATGCATTGGGTTTTGCCCGCCTAGAAGCCCGCCTTGGTACGGGTTTCCTTGTGGGTTAGCTTGGCCTAAACCTTGCGCCATTTGTAAAATTTGGTTGTATCTGTCCATTGTCTTATCCTACCAAAATCACGCGGAATGTTTTGTCTGTCTGGGCGTTGTTCGCGTGGTTGATAACAACCGACCCGGATAGTCTGTTCGTGTCTGCAACGTATGTCGTTGCCAATGCCGTCGCTGCGTTCGCTGTCTCAGGCATAAAGCCAAGGAACGACGAAGGGCTTAGCCGAACGTCTGTGACTGTCGTTGTCGCTTCATTCGCCCTGAGCGTCACGATAATGACGTTGTTCGTTTTGCCTTGGTTCTGACGCTGTGCCTGTTCCCCAAGTAACCGCCTATGTTGGTCACTGTCAGGCAGGTATCGCGGGGCTGTCGGGTATCCAATAGGAGCGCCCATTTACAAGTCTCCGTCCGGTCGGGTCTTAGCATCGACGCCCTGCGCATGGGTCCATGTGCCGCCCGCTGCAATCTTAATGCGCGCGCGCCCGTACCTCGTGCTAATGTTGAAATGAGACATTCCATCAGTGCCGACAGCCTCATATGCACTGTCACTTGGCGTGCCGCCCGGTGTGTCGCGTGAGCGGATCTGCGTTGTTACTGTTCCGCCGTCAACGTAAGGCCTAATGCCGCTGACATGGATGCGCGTTCCTTCTGCGCCGGAAGCCTCTGTCGTTTCAAGCTGAGCTTCTAATATGTCACCGCTGAACCGTGCCAATTTACCGTCAGCATCAAAACCAGACAACAAACGTTCGCCGCCGGTCCATGACCGAGAGTCTAAAGACAAAGGAAGCAAGTCTAGATTGCTACTAATGCCGTCCAGCTGCTCAAGGGTGAACCCTGGCGTTAGTCCTGTTGTAAGGTATTGAAGCGAGACATCTGCAGTCGCCCACCTATCGATAGCCCAATTATACATAATAAGCGTGTCAGGCTCGCCAAACGTCGAGTTCACCGACGGATAAGCCCAGAACACAATCTTGTTAATTGAGTCAGCCGATCCGTAAACTCTGTCAATGTATGTCTTATTGAGATTAGAAAAGAATGTTTTGTCAACGCGCCTATCACCAATTGGTGTTGACTTTGTGCCATCAAACGCGAAAAAACCTGACTCGTCCAGATAAAATGCTACTGTCCCCACGTTAACAACTGAGTTCCTAGCGTGCGCACCCCTGTCACGCTCAATTTCATAAAAGCCGAAAATTGTTGGCGGGCCTTCGTATACTATGCGGTATATAGCTTTCTCTAAGAAAACTGCGCCGTCAGTACCGCCGATTGCACCAACAATGGCTTGGACTGTGTTGCCTGTCGCAATGTCATTATAGTCTGATTGCTTCGAAGCCGCGTCGGACGATCCAATGCTCGGCCAATCTGTCGGGTCATTGAATGCAGACCACCACACACGGTTAGGAACGCCACCGTATGTACTGTCAAAAGTATTTCCCACCATGACAAAATCGCCAATGACAGAGCCAACCCTTGCTCGTGGTGCATCACTATTCAACTGTGAAAACGTGCTATCTGTACCCATCAAATACGTCTGCATATCGTCGCTCAAGCCTAGAATGGCTATGCAACGCTCGCCAAATCCAACGAATTCAACAGGGTAATCTGAACTGACCGTGTAAGCACCAGCAGACGCGGAAACATTATTCCACGTTCCGGTGTTTAAAAGAAAGAAATCTTTTTCGTCGGATGCGAAGTTATAAACAACGCCGTCGTTATCTCGAAGCGAACCAGCGCCACGAACAACACCCGTCCCGACAACACCAGATATAGACGATAAGCCGGATAAGGGCGCATAGCTCGCTTCTGTGCGGGGCAACACGTTGTTTATATATGCCGAGCCTTGGTTTTCATAGTCAGGCTGGTCAGGCGTGTATTGTGCGAAGGGAATCATATCAATACCCGTTGAAAATGTTAAACGCGTTCTTGTTGTTCGTCAGCAAGGCAGAATCAACAGTGGAAACTGCGTTCTTCTTGTTGCGCCCGTATGTGTGATTTACGTCTGCTAGGATGGCGGAAGCCGTCGAGAAATTGGTAGCTGCCTCTTCCGGGCTGCGCATCCATTTATAAGCGCGCCAAAGGCTCATGTCTAAATACAGGTCTTCATACTGTGTGAGTAGCGCGTTCGTCCCGTCAGTGGCTATGTCCCACTTCTTGTAGTAATTACAGTCTAATGTATAGGTTGCGTCTGAGGGGCCTTCAAAACGGAACGTATCAGCTACCGCGAAATAATAAGGACGAATTTCGTTATCATCGTGCAGCCCTAAGAGCTTCGACAATGGGAGTTGTTCCATTAGAAAATCGTTCGAAGGATACTTCATATCGATAATCTCAAGGAAACCAGCTGGCAATGCCGCCGTATCGGACCCTTGAGACAAAGAAACAGACACTTCCGTAATGCCAGGGTTCCAGTTGATCTTTCGGTTAATAAAGTTCTCCGCTTGAGAAATAAAGTCAGGGACAAGCGCCACAAACCCACTGTCAGCACGTCCTGTATACGTCTCTAATGCCGTCTTTAATTCTGCGTAGGTTGTGATTGCCATGATTTAACCTTTCTTGGTGCGTTTGTTCTTCAAAGATAGCGTTCCGGCTGGCTTGTATTCCTTAATCTCTTCAGCAGCTTCCTTTGCTACGTCAGGCCCGCCGTCAGCGAATGCGTCCGCTTTTACCGAGAACCAGCCATCCTTTGGGCCGTCCCAATCTTTGGTGAGTTTGCCGTCAATTACTTTGTATATTCTTTTTTCGTAGTTAGACATGGTTTATCCTAAAAGCATTGGGGAGAGCCGAAGCCCTCCCCGCAGCAAAAGTCTTAATTAAAACCGTAGCGACAAGCCAACTGTGGGCGAATCGTTTTGTAGCCGTACAGGATGTCCAGACGAGTCGGGAATTTATCATCAGCAATCGTATACTGACGAACTGCCCGCATCGAAATACCATCCATGACTTCGCGAGCGGCGAAATCAACACCGTCCGGCATAATCAAATCGGCTGTTGCAAATGCAAAAGCGTCCTTATGGAAGCCGCAAGAAATACCATAATCAGCACCCGCGCCAATTGCTGTAGACTTGTCGCTCTCAAGCTTCTGGACTGCAGCGTTATCGGCAGGTGAGCCAACAACGTTTTGACGGCCACCAGAAGTCACGATTGACGGGCTAATGCCGATCGACGTGGCGCTTGTGCCTGTTGCCGCTGTCACAACGAATGACTGCAACTGACCTGTGTCAGCTTTAGTCTCAGGGTGAACACGGTTAACGCCAGCGATATAGATGATATCGCCTTTCGTGAACGTTCCAGCGCCCGTGTCAACGGTAATAGAAGCGCCTGTCTGTGACGCGCCGTTAATCAGGTAGTCGCCTGTTCCGTCATCCGTACCTGACGTGAATTGCGGCCAAAGTGTGTTTTGGTACACTTCTTTATAACCGACAAACTCGCTAGCAACCATGCCTTCGCGGTATTGCTTAGACACGTTCGTATTAGGGTTGAACAGACCAGATACAGCGTTCACGAGGTCAACGTTGTCTGTCGTGTTGAGGTTCAAGCAACGCTCGGAAACTGGTGCGAGGTTGTCTGTCAGCTGTTTAGCACCATTAAGCACGTCAGCAAGCGTAATCGATGCGCCGACGTCTGATACTTGGTTATAAACATCTTTGAACATGCTCATTGCGTCGGCTTCGACGTTAGCGGCAAGCACTGACATTGCTGGCTCAAGGATACGATCCGAGAAGTCATCAATGTCGAGCGTCAGATCAACAGAAGTGAAGTTCAAGTCAACGCCCTTTTGGGTTGCGACTTGAAGGTCAACAGATGTTTCTGTTGTGTCCTGAGCAGACAATGCAGCGCCGGTTCGAACGACGTACTCGTTTGGTAGGCGGATTTTAAGACTGTCGCCAATCTTAGCGCCTGTTTTTGCAAAGCTGTCATCGTATTGGCGGTTTGTCTTGCCAACAAAGTTAAGCTTCTGGTGAAGAATACGCAGCGCCTCTCGGGTAACTGCGGTCGCGGTCAGTAGTGTGTTAGCCATTTCAATTTAATCCTAAAATGTGCCAGTCAGTCAACGTCGACCCTTTGCCTTGAGGTCTTTCTCACGCCATGCTTGCCATGCTTTAACAGACAAATTATCAGGGTTAACGCTTGCTTTTGCGTTTTTGCCTTTGATAGAAGCGACAGGTTGAGCCTCGGCGGGCTTAGGGGCTTTGTTGCTCTTTGACTTGGCAACGATGTTTCTGTAACGACGAGCGTCGTCCAACACTCGAACCATTCGAGGGTCTAAAACGCTACTCATCTCGTCTTTGCTAAAACCGTAAGTGTCAATGCCTGACTTAAATATGGTTTTGGCTGTGTCTTCATTCCAGTTCGGTATGACCTTCGCTAACTCTTTGAGCCCTTCCTCTTTCAGCCTGGCACCCTCTTGATGCTGCTTCTGAGCGACTTCCTGTTGCGCGTGTATCATTCGCTGGACTGTGTTTGTTCTGTTCTCGACGAGTTGACGGCGCTGAAAATCCAACCGTTGAAACTCGACAGGGTCGTCATAACTAAGCTGGTTCCAATCGACTTGTTCATACTGGGCAAGCTGTGCATCGATTTGGCGTACTGTCGACGCCTCTTCAAAGAACTGTTCTTGCACTTTAACGTTCGCTTGGAATTCAGTCTGTTGCGCCTCGAATGCCTTGCGTTGGTCAGCTACTTCCATTGTCTTCTTGGTGTAGTCGCCTTGACGCATTAGAGCATCCTTGATTTCAGCCGTGAGTTTGTAGGTTTTACCCTCATACTCAACGTCCATAAGCTCAGGTTCGGACTCGTCGATATCCGGTTGCCCGTCGCTTTCTTCGTTGACGATAGCCACTAGATCGTCATCAGGGTCCGTAGATACTTTAACTGCCTCTACTTTTGGGGCATCAGGGTCTACAAAACGCCGTTCTGGTGCTGGTGCGGTATCCTGTACAGGCGCATCATCAACCGGGGCTATGGATTCAAGCGGTGCTTGGCTGTCCATCTGTTCCATTATTTATATCCTTCGTGGGTCAAATCCGGGATTCTGTCCCGGTGCAGACGTAGGCTTGGCCTTGCTAACTTTATCCAATAAGTCAACGGCTAGTTTGTCGTTGCCTTGTTGAGTTTTAACGTCGGCTTCCATGCGTTCTGTGTCCGCCTCATAAGCATCTATCAAACTACCCCGTTTTTTAATTTGGGCTTCGAATTGCTTAGTTTCAGCGTTCATTCTGTCAATGGATATGCGCTCTTGTTCAAGCTGCTTCATATCCATTAGTGTTTTAATCTGTGACTCTGCCATTTGTAATTGCTGCTTAAGTTGCGCAACCATTGGGTCCTCTTCGTCCTCACGTAAGTTCGCAGGGAGTAGAGACTTCAGGCGGGTAGCAATTTCGTCAGCGCCTGGCCAGTCTAGATTCTTTGCTATGATGTCGCCCACGTATGGCGCGGCTTGAGGGAATGCTGTGATAAGCTGCATCATTTGATCTGCAGCCTCTTGGCGTTTCGTGGTGAACGACGGACCTGCTTTAACAACAACATCGTATTTGCCTGTTGTCAGGTCAAAGATACGTTCTACGCCGTCTATAAGCTTCTCTTGTTCACCCTTCTCCACAGCTTGGCCTGTTTCCATGCTGACCGGCTGGTTAATTGGAATTTCAAGCGGCTCGTCATCCTCACCTAATACCCGCAATATACGAGCCTTGGTGTACGTGTGAGGGATAAGGTCAACAATAATGCGTCCAGCGTGGCGAATGGCGCGAGTAAGGTTGTCTTGGAAATGGAATGTTGACGTGTCGCCCTCTTGGTTTCGTCTTTGTATCGCGATGCCGCTAATCTCATTAGCTGCCATGCCCAGACTAGCGTCCTGCATCCCCATGATGCCCTTCATATCGTCGCTGGACGACATGGATTCACTGATAGCACCCGCTGGCACACCAGCAAATGGCTGACGTATCGGAGGCATCTTGCCCGCTGTGTATTCTAATGTCTGGTGATTATCAGTGTTCGCTGTCGCCCAATTATCGTCTGCATCAAAGGCCCCTGCTTCTCCAACCCACGGAGCTTTAGGGGCAAGCGCGACCAGCTCAGTCGATGCTGTGCGCCAATAGTTGTAGTTGCGTTGTGCGTCTTGTGATTGATAAGTTAGGCCATGGTGGTAACGCTTACCATCGTCTATGGTTTCCTCACCATAAACAGGGATGATAGGAATATACTTACCAGCCCAGTCGTTAGTCTCAAGAACTTCTTGACCGTTCATTATGTATTGCGTGACTTTATAGCTCTTTGTCTCGCGCTCAAACTCAATAGTTATATCAAGTGAGTCAAATATCTCTTTCGCGTTCTCATACACATCTTTCTGCATAATCTGGCCGTCGGTCAGCATCAGCAGCGTTTCGGACACCTCTTCACGCTTCCAATATTCAGCAATGAGAACGTGGTCCTCTTCGAACCAGTCTTGACGGTCTTCAGCGCCTAAGAAATCCCAATCAACTGCTTCTGCATTAGGGTAATCTGCTTTGAACGATTCAGTTGTTACCCATTCAGTTATGAACGCCTTATTCCAGTCCGAAGAATCAACCGCCGTACTATCTGGATCACCGTAGACAGAGAACGGGTTCATTATCCGCTCAATGACGATATCCTTGTCAAAAGCGTCTTGGAATACAAAATCGACATTAACCCGAAAATAACCGATACCGCACGATGCAGCCCAATCAATGGCTGTGTCATATGCAGCGCCCGCGTCGGACCTGTATTCGATGTTACGGATTAGACCATTAAGGACTTCTGCAGTCTCTACGTCAGCATTATCGTCTACGGGGTGAACTTTGATTGATGGCTTGTTCTGCCGAGCGTCGTTAACTACCTGGCGAATAAACGCTGGCAGTTTGTTCATTGTCAGGCAAGGACGGCCCTTAGACTCACGGTCCTTTCGGACGTTCTCAGGCCATTGCTCACCCAACCGAGCAAAATCGTACTCTTTCTTGGACATGTCCCGCTGCGTTGACTCGTAATCAACGCAGTTTTGATACGCTTCTTTGGCTTCGAGAAGAAGTTTGTCCATTATACACCTTTAATTTGTTATATACGTTTTACGCTAAACAGAACGGCAGGTCAATGTAAACTACCATATGAATGTGTAGTATAGATTTAAATAAAAACTAAACGTTAATGACTTCGGAAACTCTCATGCCGAATACTTGAGAAATCTCGCCAAGCGTCCAGCCGCCCTCTTTCATATCACGTATGATTTCGCTGCGTCTGAGGCGTTGGCCGCCTGTCAGCTTCTTAGCCTTGGCGAGTTCAACTATCTCTGCGCCGAGTTCTATTGCGTGTTCTTGTGCTTTGAGGTTCATCTATCCCATCCAATTCAAATTGCGCGGCGGCTTATTCGTCTTTTTCTTACGCACGTTTGGCGTATACATGCTCATCATAACAGAGTCAGATTCATTTGGCGAGACAATGCCTAGACGCTTCATGTCCTCCTTGCTCATTAGCTGTATAAGACCGTTGCCGTTCTGCTTTCTTGGTATCCTGCATATCTGTGACCGGAACACGCTTTCGTTTTCAATCCCATCGCTATCGAATGATATCATCTTATCGGGATCCATATACTCACCGCGCTCAACACACCTATACGTGTTATACATTCTATTTGCTAACGTTATGTAATATTGCGCCCTATTGTTCTTGAATGTCTCTGCATACGTCTTTGGTGCGTCCTCACGGCGAGTTTCGTTGAACATATATATATCTCTTGCGTTGTCTTGGCCTACCCCTGACAAAGACCCTTGAAACATGTGGTATTCAATCGCCATGTTATTAAAAGCAAGCTGTACTTGTCGTTTAAGGCCCGTACCCATGCCGTCGCCATCCCAGACGAACCAGTCGGCACCATCTTTAATAGCGTTCTCCGTGGCCCAATCACAGGCTTGATCTATTTCTCCGGTACGCATCGATTGCACTGACTTAATAATTGAACCATGCCGCAAGCTATACCCTCCCGCATCCTTGCCCCCGTCAAATGGGTCATGCGCGGCTATCTTAGCTCCGAGAGGTTTGAAAGCGGCTTCTAGGTGGGGAAGTTTGTGCGCGTCGAGACAGGCGTCATACCACTCAGGCTTAATAATTGATCCCTCAACCTCATCGTAGTATGCACCTTTCCATTTGTGGTCATACTCAGCACGAGACAATCGATTGTGATCGTCTGCGCGTTCGTCTTCAAGGCCAGACGCTAGGAACCATGCTGGCGGCATGTCGGTGTAGTTCATTTGAACCACCATAATTAAATCGTCTTCGTAATACCCGCATCTAGTCAATTCAGACTCAGCGCGAGCAAGCCAACGCTTTGCGACTGCGCCCGTCCGAGATCCCCTGTTCATAGTGATAATAATCTCAGGCATTTTAACGTCTTCGCCAGCGATTTTACGTTCTGCATCCGCTGCATTAAGCCGGACAGACGCTGTGAGAACACGTAAGGTATTCTCGGTCACGTCCTCACCCTCTTCAATCCATAGCCCGTCAACGCCTGATAATGTAGATTTGATGGAAGTTATGTTACGCGCTAAACCTCGATAGAATATGCGTCCGCCGGAACTGTGGGTTATTCCTGTTTTAGTGTCGCTAAACCCTGCTATCCCTAAACGCTCAATTTCTTCAAGGATTGTTCTATGGACTGATTCCTCAATCGAGTTCTGGTGTTCACGCGCACAGCACCATAGCTCACCTTTAGAAACTCTAGCCCCGACATAGTCTGACACACCCGTTGATTTAGTAGACCCACGTCCTCCAACAATAATTTTTATACGCTTTGGCTTGGTGAAGATAGGGTAAAGGTTCTCGACATACTCAATCTTTATCTGTTCCACGAGCCCCCACAGGGACAAACACAAGTTCAGCGCCGTCCTTCCCAACTAATTCATGCTTCTCACTGAACGCTTGAATGTCTACATGCTTGCCAACCGTATCGAGGGCTTTTAAGGCGTTTGAGCGGTCTTCTGCTGTTCTCGCCTCTTTGTATACGTCAGCGGCCTGTTCAAGCACCCAGCGCGCTGTAATGCCCGTCTCTGTGGCCCTTACGTCCAATGCTTCCTTGATTGCCGCGGCAATGTTAACTTTGGTTAAGTTCTGACAGCCTATCTCTTTTGCTGTCCTCTCACTGTACCCAGCACGAATAGCCGCCTGTGTTGCGTTCAGATCAATCAGGTATTCGTTTACAAACGCTTGTTGTTTAGGTGTGAGTTTATGTGTCATAAACATTCCATAAGTAAGGCTTCAAAGACAACTTTCCCCGGCGCATTGACAATCGTATAGTTTTAGCGACGATACATGGAAACACGCTTTTTCAATGTAATCTTCTGCGAACCATATGCAGTTGACATCAAATTCATCCGTTAAAGGTCCTGAAACTGTCATAGCAGGGCCGCCGGACCTCAACACCACAACGTCGCCCACTTTAAAGTCTGGTTTATCGGTCAATGTCTTGTCTCCTTTTGATTGTGGCATAACTCTATCACCCTCCATGCAGTCCGGCCATGACTTCTTTATCGCCGCGACTATCCAAGCTGATTCCTGCTCGTCATACGCGCTTAAACCAACGTCTGTCCCGTGACACCCGCAAGGGTAGTCGAATTTAGCAGTATCATAGACTGCCCCTTCCCCTGATTCCACACCTACTAACACAACGCCCGCTTTAGCTGCGACGTCCTCTAGCCATTTGGTTCTCAATTTAATGTCTCCCCATGGCTAGATACACGTTCAGCCCCTAAGTGTTCCATGATGTCGTGAGACAAATTAACGGCTGCGTCAGAAAGAGCTTCATCCATACCGTGGACGTGAGTCCCTATAGTCCCGTCGTGCCGCCACGTTAATATAATTACAGCGCCAACTTCTTCGCAAGCTAGTACTAATCTTGTTGCGACTTCTGCCACCTTGTCTTCGTCAACTTCAGTTATAGTGTGTTCTTTATTTTCCATTTTAATGCACCGCGTCCCATAAAAGTTCAAACATCATTTGCGCTTCTGTGCGCTCGTGGCTATCCAATTTACGTTGTTTAATTACCTGGCGTAAAGCCTTGCCGTCGTACCCCGCACGGATAGCTGCCTGCTTCGCGTTCAAGTCTATCAGGTATTCGTTAATGAACGCCTGTTGCTTGGGTGTTAGCTTATTAGCCATGCTTATGGTTTATCCTCTAATATTTCCAGAACATCGTGCAGGACTAAAGCCAACTCCACAACTGCCGCAGGGTCGCAAATCTCCAGCCTCTCGCTTGGGATGGCCTCAAGGCGCTCTCTTGCCTGGCTTAATAACTTACGTTGCCAAGATTCCATGTCAATGAACCCTATCCCAATATAGCTCAAACATTGAAATCTGCTCTTGCCTGTCGATGCTATCGAGTTTTCGCTGCGAGACAACCTGCTTAATAGCCTTCACGTCATATCCCGCGCCCCTTGCCTCTGAATACACTTCTTTTATGTCCGAAACTAAGGCAGTTTTTTCTTCTTCAAGACGTTCGATACGCTCAACAATAGTCTTTAGCCGTTCGTCTGTTGCCGGTGTTAATCGTTGTACGTTTTCCATTATAAGTTTTTCCCTATATCTGCGTGGGCGTTGCGCGCTCTAAACACCTCTTTAGGCGTTACACGTTCCTCGCCAACTTTTGCAATCAGCTTTCGTGCTTGTTTTTGTTTGCGCTTCGTGTCTCGGACGTTGCGGCGGGCTTGAGCCTGGCGTTCCATACAAGTTTTGTTTGAATTTTTCATTCGTTCCAACTCTTGCTTTTTTTAATGTGTGCCTTAACCCATTTCTGTACGGGGCTTGCCTTTTCTACAACCGGGTCTAGCACCCATGATGAAGGTGCCCCCCAGTTTAAGAACTCAATAATTTCGTCCGTGTCCGCGTCTAACATGGTAGAGCCAAACGCTGCAAAATATTTTGTTTGGTTTGCATTCTTCTTTCTATACATCTTTTTTCCCTTCTAGTGCCTTGCGAAGTCCATCCGCAAGTTGTTCTGTGAACAAGGTTATCTGGCTGTTAGGTTCCTTGCGATGCGTGGATATGTTACCACCGCACACAACCCCTTTCAAGGAATCAATCTGTAAATAGCAAGTCCCGAATATCGTATCAATCCGAGTCACTGTCGTTTCTGTCCGGTTTTCCATGTTCGACCTATAAATTTAGTTGTCTCTTTATTCATTACATCAAACAAATACCAAGCGCAGTTATCAAAACCGCTTACACCGTTACCCATCCAAGACACCCTGCCTATTGACACAATTTTTTCGCATCGTGGCATAAATTCTATAGATTGCTTTGTGTGCATCCAGTCAGCATCAAATAATAGCCATGTTGGGGCTAAGTTTGACAAACGAGTTATTATAGGGTGAAGCGTTTTTCTATCCCACGGCGGGTTTGTTATGAACATTTTGCTACGACATTCATTTATATCTAAGGCGTCAATAGATTTTGATTTCATCCGATTAGGTGGACTTATATCAGTGGCTTGCTCACAATAATGCCCATACGCCGATAAATGTTTAATTAAATCACCTTCTCCGGCGCAGGGTTCGTCATAATGCGCGGCGGGCGGTAAATGCGGTAACAATGGCAATACTGCAGAACTTGGGGTTGCGTAAAAATCTCTCGGGTTTCTTTCAAACTTCTTGTGTGCTCTCTTCGTCATTTTCTAATTCCTTCGGTATCTGAGTTGGGTTGCATTGGCCGCGTTCGTGCTCTTTCCATACCCATTTTTGAAAACGGGTCTTGGTTTCGTCGTCTAGCGTATTCCAGACAGCGCACCGATTTGGAGTCCATGATCCAGGCGTCCATTTAGTCATCAGGGGCGATACGGTCCCGAACAAGGCGGGCATAACCTTCGATGTCTTTCCAGTGGTCAGGGTAATTTGGATTACCACACACAATACGAGCAACTTTTAACGCAATCATTTGTAAGGCTTCTTTCTTATCATCGGTTAAATTGCCCCAATACGGCGCGCAATCCATATGAAATTTTAACGATTGAGCGACTGAGGCAACGTCACTAAAATCCCCATGCGTCGCCTCTCGCTCGTTTAATGTTAAATCTATATCATTGTTCATTTTACTGTCCTTTTTTGTTGGATGCATGGGTTGCCGTTTTTCATGTCAGAGCGAACGCACCAAAAATCTCCATACGAATCGCCTGTTATAAAATCGCGCGTTCTGACTTTGAAGCCAAGGCGCTCCCAATACATACGGATGTTGTTAGAATATCGGCCAGGGCCTTCGTGGGCTAAGGATTCAGTCATTGTTCATCCCCTGTTCTGCTTTTACGTTCCCAACTCTGCGCCATTCACCAACGGCCTTTTCCTTAGATAATCGTGCGAACTCATTGATATCTAAGCGAACAAGAACATGCTCATATGCTTTTTCACACCTTTTTACGTCTTCATAACTAAGCGTCGCCGTTATAGGAATTCCACTGGTGGAGAATAGTGAAATTATTATAATACATTTAATCATATCTCCATCTCCTTCTGTGCTTGTTCGATCATGGTTTCCCACCATTCGATATGGCACCTATCTACATCGCCCTCTTCAGCAAATCCGTTAAAACCTTCAATCGCTCCTGAATTGGTTAGCATCCCCTCAGTCGGCTCGGTCGGGACGATGGCGTATCCAAGAGCTTCGATGGATAATAGCGCCAAGCCCCATGCTCGATCACCCGCGCCCTGACTTGGCGAGGTTTGTAGTTCCGCATTATACGCATAACGCATTGTAGCTATAATCTTATCTCGCTTGGTCATTATTACCTCCATAATGATTTTATTAGTACACAATTAGAATATCCAATCATTGCAGATAATGCCGCACCCCCATGTTGGACAATTGGGATAGACTGGTTAGGCATGAGTCGTGAATTATAAACATGGCGCTCAATCGCGTCATACGCTTCCTTGCCGTACATGTATGTCATTTTATTGCCCTCGGCTTTGTTGGAAGGTTAGACAATAATTCGCTAAGACCCTGCGCGTCAAAAGATTCTTCGGCCTTTTCTTTAGCTAATCGTGCGAACTCATTGCCAACCGCCTCACGAGCATTTTGTGCAAGCGTTTTTACCGCCCCGCAATAAGCAATAGGCTTCCACGTCGATTGCCCTGCATTTTTTCCTGTTTTTGCGACGGTTAATCTCTCAATGGTATATTGTTGCGCATCGTAGTCGTTGACCCGCAAAGTAGCTGTAAGTTTAATTGGTTCCATTATTTTATTGCCCTTTCTATTGCGTCTTTGAGAAGCAAACGGCGTCTGCCCCATAATTCTAAATTTTCGTAAAGCTCAGCCCATGTTGGGAAAAACTTATTTGACCTGCGTATTGTTTTAAGAACGTACTCAACAACGTCCGCCGGGTATTCTTCCAAATCCTCAACGTATATTGCTATGATAGCAGCTTTGTCGAAATCATCCATATTTTTCATCGGCATCGTTAAAATCATTTTCTGCACCAGCCGCGCTATTTCTCTTTGAGGCATAGGTCTACAAGAGTCCATCGCATTCGAATAGTGCGTGATGTCAACGCTGGAGACTTCGAACCCTATGACATCGTGAGTGTCACTCCCAGCCCATTCGGGTTGCAACTTCATCCCCAATTTCAAAAATGCTTCGAGGCTTTTTGTCGTCTCTGCCGGGTTTGTCATGGATGATCTGCCCGTGGTCGTCGTCGTAACATCCTTGGTTGAGCCATGTCGATGGGTGCTTAATAAATTTTGTGGAAGTTCCTGCATCGCTTATTTCCTGATTATAGGCTTCGACGCCCTGATTTAATTGGTCGATAGTTACACCATCTTTGATTGCCTTAGCGAACGCCTTCTCTGCAGCCTTCTTTCCAATCTTTCTAGGATACTGAGAATACCAGTCATTGAAATTATCGGGCTGAAAAATAACTGTTATATTATTACCTTCTTCCTTTTTTACCTTCTTACCTTCTTTAGACGTGGTTACTTGTTGGTTATCTGTTGGTTGTTTGTTGGTTACTTGTTGGTTATCTTGTTGGTTATCGTCTTGGTATTTTTCCCAGCAAAGTATTGATATTATTGAGAATTTATTAGTTGAGTTGATGGTTATTTCGTTGGTTGATAAAAGCTTGTCCAAAGCAGTACGCACTTGCTGTTCTGACATACCAAGCTGTGCAGACAACGCCGTTCGCCCTGCGACAACAGACCCGGCAGGCACTTCTTGACCCTTGAATCTTGATGGTTTGTAATTAGCTTTAACCAAAAGATGCAGGAATAGGCGCATAACGTTTGCGTCAGTATACCATTCCCAATCTTCTATGGTTCTGTGAAGTTTTAGCCACCCGGCCATTTATCTCTCCTATCGTTACTCTCCAAAAAAGGCGGCGGGCCGGAGAGCGAAACCAGCACAGAGATCAAGCTGTGCTTTTTTTCACCGCGAAGTAATTATACATCTAAAGGGCGCTTTCGCAACTCTTCTCTCAAATGGGAAATAAACCTATCCATGCATAATCTATGATGCGTTGATTGATGACGCAGCATAAGCGCGCGCCTATAGCTGTTAATAGCTGTTGAGTGGTCCGTTCGGCTTAGCGCCTTAGAAATGTTGCTCCACGTTGCCGACGTGAGCAGGCGTGAGGCCCAGACGATGACATGGCGTACTTGTGCTATATGCTTCGCCCTGGTGTCTGATTGAATGTCCCGGACCCCTATCTCGCACTCTTCTGATATGTAGTTTATGATAAAATTGATTTCTGCGTATAATTTTCTCTGTTTTCGCTTATTCATGATACCCCCACTGGTCTGCCATTGCGTTAGCAATACCTTGATAGGTCGTTGATCGGATTTTCCATCGGTCGGGCGAAGGTGCTAGATAGAACATTCGCTCTCGCACGCTCTTAGGTAGCAGCATCATTTCTGTATAAACGTTATTTGTAGGGGTTAATGGTGGTAAATTATATAAGAAAAGGCCTGTTTTTTTCTGCTCTAAATGCCCAAACTCGTAAGGTTGAACATAATTAGCTTTAGGCATATCTGTCATGCGAGTTAGAACCCCTACCGGGTTCTCGAAACAGACTTTCGGTGAAATAGACGTGCAGGTAAACCATAAATTATAAACCCAGTCTGCCGCTTTAACCCTTTCACTATATCGCGGCTGACCTTCGCCATAATGCTTATTACCGGCCACGGTCAACGCTGTGCATGGTGGATGTGCTATTATTAAGTCCCAACTTTCAGTCAACATATCATAGATATCACCCTTAAAGTGTGGCCCCGGCACATCTGTTGGGAGTAAGTCGCAACTGAGAGCGTCATGACCCCGCGCTAAGAATGCATCACGGACAACCCCACTATATTCGCAAGCGATTAAAACTTTCATGTTTCATTCTCCATCTTGAGCATGTCGGTCATGGCGTTTTGTAGCGCCTTTGCGTGGCCCGACTTATACCCGTCCGGCGCTTTCTCGTATGCCTTTGATGCTTCTGCATGGGCTAGAATAGCGAGTTTCTTCGACGTTTCTTCCATGTGCGCTTTACTTATTGCCTTAAACAACTGGCGTGGGTTTAGTGTTTCTCTGTTCATTTTCATGTCTCCGTTATTTTGATTCCGTATTGAGCCTCAACAAGCTTTTTCTTGAGCCTGTACATAGGCGTTTTCATGCCTTTCACATCTTCAATCACGCATGTTTCGGCTGTAAAGTATTTAAAGTCTGCTTTGTAAAAACAACAAAATTTACCTTTGATTATAATGTCGAAGCGGGGCTGTAAGGTGAGGCAGGTAATCTCGCCCGCACGTTCGAGAAGCTTTAGCTCTGCATACCTGGCAGCCTCTTTCTTTGAGTCAAAGGTAATGCCGTCAACAACCGTTTTGACCGCGTTGTATTTGCCGCGCTTAAACATTGAAGAAATCGCAGAGTTTTGGCTCTACACCCTTTTTCCTAGCGAACATAATAAGCGGCTCTGCGTACTTCATTGCAATCCCTGTCTTTTTCCATTTCGAGACTTTATCGTCTGAGACATTCAAGGCTGTTGCAATCTCGCGAGTCCCGCCGATTGATTCTAATAACTGTTTATGTAAATGCATGAATTCTCCTTTTCAGTTTTCTTTGTACCGCAAATATATTTGCAGCGCAATGCAAAATAATACTTGTTAGTCAGATAAATTGGTGTATTATATAATCATCAAACAACGGAGGATTTTATGGACAAACCGATTCAAGATAGCTTACGAAAATCCACCCAAGACCATATTGACAGGTTAGAAAGTGAAGCTATCATTATGGCGGACGCGCTTGATTACATAATGCACAACTGGCCTGAGATATTTGAGTACCGCCACGGTGCGCCGCACATCAAACAAACAAAGGGATTAATTAAATGGCACAAGCACAAGTAGAGATTCTAGGTGGGCTTACTGTTTTGGCGAGGGGTCCGATTTGCCCACCAGAACCAGACGTTGGAATTTTTCACCCCTATGTTGTTGATTGGGAACTTTTTTGGACAACAGGGAAGGGCAAGGAACTACCTGAGTCTATGTATCAACGACTCAGTAACGCTGACGAAGAGGCGATTGAACACGCTCTTTTAACGGATGAATTCTAATGAACAAAGCAATTGTAAACGTCCTGCGCCGGTCGGCAAAACTTCGAGGGGCCACGTCAGACGACGTGCAAGATGCTTTAATTCACGCTGAAGCCATATTAAAGTGCGCGCCTCAGATAAGCACCAGTTGTGGCGGCAAAGGCCCGAGCACATCAACATTTGTTGCGCTGGAAAAAGTGCGTAAAGCAATAGAAAAAGGAAACTAGGAAAAATGACACACGTAAAATCAAGTATTTTAGCATCGCTGCATAGTGTTATGGAAAAATGCGGATACGTTCAAAAGAAAGGGAAAAACACGTTCCACGGCTACAAGTACGCGGGCGAAGCTGACTTGTTAGAGGTGCTGCGCCCTGCAATGATTGAAGCGGGGCTTATGTTGATTCCATCGCAAGAAGAAGTGCAGCCAATAGACTCTCATGGTAACACATTAGTTAAAGTTGCTTACACCCTCGCGCATAAAGATGGCGAGGTGTGGCCAGAGAAAATTATCGCTTACGGATGCGGAAATGACAGAAACAAGAACGGTGTCGGCGACAAAGGACTGTACAAGGCGTTAACTGGTGCTAATAAATATCTGCTGTTCAAGTTGTTCCAGATAGAAACAGGCGACGACCCAGAGGCATCAGAAGGGACGCCAGTTATTCATCGAAACATCACGGAGAAACAAGAACAAGAACTGGTGAACTTAATAAATCAAAAAGGCGTCAAATCTTCTGTATTTTTAAAGTATTACAAAATAGAGAATTATGACGAGATGCCGTCCGACAAGTTTGCATCAGCAAAAGCATCTCTTGAAAACAAGGCAGACGCATAATGGAACAAAGAACGCCAGAATGGTTTGCGGCCCGAACAGGCAAGGTTAGTGCTAGTAAAGTCTCAGATGTTATGTCTAAGACTAAATCAGGGTATGGCGCAAGCCGAGCCACATACATGAGCCAACTTCTCGTGGAGAGGCTCACAGGCACCCCTACGGATTTCTACGCCAACGCAGCCATGCAATGGGGAACTGATACCGAGCCGCAAGCGCGAGCTGCCTACGAATTTAAAACAGGCAACGCTGTTATTGAAGAAGGATTCATTCTGCACCCTAACATCGAAATGTCAGGGGCATCACCTGACGGCATGGTATGCGATGAGGGTATGCTGGAGATTAAATGCCCCAACACAGCAACGCACATTGCAACGTTGCTCGCAGAAAAAGCACCGTCGAAATATATGAACCAAATGCAATGGCAGATGGCTTGTGCTGGGCGTCAATGGTGCGACTTCGTGTCATTCGACCCTAGACTACCAGAGAACAATGATTTCTTTTGTGTCCGCGTTGACCGTGACGACGAGCGCATTGAAGAACTTGAATCCGAGGTTGTTAAATTCCTTGGAGAACTTGACGAAATGGTTTTAAAACTTAAAGAAAGATTAAAGAAATGAGCAGCGTAAATAAAGTTATATTAATCGGTAATCTTGGTCGGGATCCAGAAATCCGAACAACTCAAGGCGGGCAGAAAATCGCAAACATGAGCATAGCAACGTCTGAAACATGGCGGGACAAGCAGTCTGGTGAGCGACGTGAAAAAACCGAATGGCACCGAGTTGTTGTATTTGATGAGCGTCTTGCTGACATCGTCGAAAAATACATCAAGAAAGGTTCAAAGGTTTATATTGAGGGTTCATTGCAGACCCGCAAATGGGCTGGCAACGATGGTGTCGATAAATACACGACTGAGGTTGTTTTGCAGCGCTTCAGTGGCGTTTTAACGATGCTGGACGGGCCAAGTGACAATCGGGGCAGTGATAGTGGCTCAAGCGGTGAAGAAACGCCCCCAGCCAACAATACGGACTTAGACTCCGACTCAGATATACCGTTTTAAAAAGGTTTACTAGTGCCGCAGTTTGTGCAACATTCATAGAATGAAAGAATGCAAAGACTGCGGCACCGTAAGGCCGACTGAAGAATTTTACGGGGTTCAAAAC